CCATTTGTCACGGCCTACCCTTGGTCGGTTTCTGGGTTTGGGACCAAGTACGCCAACCCGGCTACCCTACCCACGGGAAATGGAAACGGCGTGACTTTCAGTCCCGACGGCTCGGCGATAGTTGTGGCGCACGAGACCACCCCATTTGTCACGGCCTACCCTTGGTCGGTTTCTGGGTTTGGGACCAAGTACGCCAACCCGGCTACCCTACCCACGGGCGCTGGTAAGATTGCCTCCTTCAGCCCTGATGGGTCGGCAATCGCCGTGGCCCACAGCACCACCCCATTTGTCACGGCCTACCCTTGGTCGGGGTCCGGGTTTGGAACCAAGTATTCCAACCCGGCTACCCTACCCACGGGAAATGGAAACGGCGTGACTTTCAGTCCCGACGGCTCGGCCCTAGCCGTAGCTCACACCACCACCCCCTTTGTCACGGTCTATCCTTGGTCCGGCTCTGGGTTTGGGACCAAGTACGCCGACCCGGCTACCCTGCCGACAGGGGTTGGAGAGGGTGTCTCTTTTCATCCCGAGGGCTCAGCAATCGCCGTGGCCCACAATACCACCCCCTTTGTCACGGTCTACCCTTGGTCCGGCTCTGGGTTTGGAACCAAGTATGCCGATCCGGGAACCCTGCCGACGGGGAACGCTTCTGACGTCGCTTTTGGCCCAGACGGCTCGGCGATAGTTGTGGCCCACAGCACCACCCCATTTGTCACGGCCTACCCTTGGTCTGGCTCTGGATTTGGGGCCAAGCACGCCAACCCGTCTACCCTGCCCTCTGCCTCTGCTTTTGGCGTGGCCTTCTCTATTGTTGGCTCTCCGCAAACGGCATACACGGAGTACGTGGCGATAGCCAACGTTACACCAAATAGCACAACTCCACCGTTTCTTGGTATTTTTTCGGTTTATCCATGGTCTAGCTCAGACGGGTTTGGGACTAAGTACTCCGACCCAGCTACATTTCCGACGGGAACAGGGCAGGGGGTAGCGTTTAGCCCCGATGGCAGCGTCTTGGCGGTGGGGTATGGCACTACTTCCCCCCGTGTCTTGGCTTACCCTTGGTCAGGGGCTGGATTTGGGACTAAGTATTCGGACCCTGCCTCGGTACCCACCTCAACCTGTTATGATGTGGCTTTTAACCCGGAAGGAACTGCCATAGCTTTGGCTCTTGACTCCTCTCCGTATGTTTCCGTCTATGCTTGGTCAAGCTCTGGGTTCGGAACTAGGTATTCCAACCCGGCAAGCCTCCCAGCAGGCACCCCCCTTGGGGTGACTTTTAATCCGGCGGGAACTGCCATAGCCTTGGCCCATCTCACAACACCCTTTGTCACGGCCTACCCTTGGTCGGGGTCCGGGTTTGGAACCAAGTATGCCAACCCGTCGACGCTTCCAACAGGCACTGGCCGCGGCCTTGGGTTTTCCACTGACGGCTCTCAACTGGCTGTGGCCCACGACACTTCTCCGTTCTTCTCTGTTTACGCTTTCTCAATCTCTGGGTTTGGGGCTAAGACTGCTAACCCCTCTGTTCTTGCAACGGCTGCTGGTACAGGTATTAAGTACAGTCCTCAGGGTCCAAATGCCTTGTTCGTCTCAATTAGTGGTCCTCCGTACATTCTAGGCTACACGAGTGCCAGCGGCTCAAAGTTCTCAGACCCTGTCTCTCTGCCACCGGGCGTCGGGCAAGACCTTGCCTTCAGCCCAAACGGCTGGGCCGTGGCCCTGGCCTGCGGTACGACACCCTTTTTATTGGCCTATAAACGGTCACTTAACGACAGCGCCGGGCTGCAAGGGGGATTTGGTACTCAGTTCTCTAGCCCGAGCACCTTGCCTGCGGGGGCAGGCAGAGGCGTTATCTTTGGCCGCACCCCCGCCTAACCCACTGAAAGGATAATCGTGGAAAATACCGAAGCACCTAAGACCCGTGAAGAAATCCTGCAGATGTCGCTCGACGCCCGAGTGCAGGAGGTCATGCACTACCAGATCAACATCGACAACTACACGATTGCGTTGGACGAGATCGCAAAGTTGCCGCCTCAGGATCAGGCAGAGCTGTCCGAGTTCGCAGGTCAACTCCGCGGCCTCCTCGCTTCTGAAAAGCTCGAGCAGAAGAAGGCAAAGATTATGCTCGGCGTTGTTCAACAGCAGCTCAAGACGTAACCCGTCCAACGAACAGAAAGGATACACAATGTTCGTCAAGGCCACAAACGGCGCAATCGTCCAGTACCCCTACAGCGTGGGTGCGCTTCGCCGTGACAACCCCAACACCAGCTTTCCGAGGACCATCCCCGACGAGGTTCTGGCCGAGTACGGCGTGTACGAGGTCAAGACTCCCCCGGCCCCGGACCACGATCCGGAGACGCACTTCGTAGAGTACGCCCCCGTCCCCACCTTTGTTGGTGGGGCTTGGGTGTATGCACCCTCCGTGCGTCCGCTTTCCGTAGAGCAGATCGCCGAGCGCACCGCTTCTCGGGCCTCGGCTATTCGCATTCAGCGCGACAGCCTGCTAAAGGACTGCGACTGGGTGGTGGTCAAAGCTGTAGATCAAAACGCACAGGATAGTTTTGGCATTCAAATCCCCGTTGTTTGGCTTACCTATCGACAAGCTCTTCGCGACATCACAGCGCAACCGGGTTTCCCGGACACCGTAACTTGGCCTGCAAAACCGGAGTAAGCCATGACCACTGAGACGCTCTGGAGCGCAGGCCTGTCAGCCATCCTCGCCCTCGTGGGCTGGATTCTCAAAGGCCATTCCGACGAGGTGCAGCGCCTGCAAATCCTGCTCAATCGCACCCGCGAAGAGATGGCGCGGGACTACGTCACCAAGACTGACGTGCAGTCCAGCATGAACATGCTGATCGCCCGGATCGATAACCTCGACTCCAAGATCGACGCTCTGCTCCGGAGCCTAGCAAAGTGAATGTGCCGCTGATCTGGGTGGCGTACACGCACCTTTGGATCGACGGCCGCATGGTATTTGTCAAGGTTTGCAGGTATAGTGCGGACATAGCGCTGGCGGTTCATCCGCTGTTTCCCTGCCCACCGTTCTGGAGCCTGTAGATGTTTGATCCCGTCAGCATTGGTGTCGCGCTCAGTGTTGGGAGCAAAGCATTCTCAATGCTCAAGCAGGGCATTGCGGCTGGGCGCGAGATACAAGACATGGCGTCTCAGCTCTCCGAATGGGGCAAGGCGGTCTCTGACATTTCCTACGCCGCCCAGAAGGCTAACGAACCGCCGGGTGCGTTCAGAACGCTGTTCGGCGGCGGAAGTCAAAAGAGTGCCATTGATATTTTCGCGGCGCAAAAGCAGTGTGAACAGCAGCGCAAAGAGTTGCGTCAGCTTATCAGCTACACCTACGGCAACGATGCTTGGCTAGAGTTCCAGAACATTGAGCGCCGGGTTCGAGAACAACAGCGAGAGCAGGTTTACCGTCGCAAGGAACTGATCGAAGGCCTTCTAGAAGCTGCGCTTTGGACGGTCATCATCTTGGCGACGAGCGTTATCGCTGGCTTTGGTCTATACTTCTGGGGCCGCTATTTAGGGAGGTGGTAAGATGCTAGAGAAGATTATCTGGGCAGTTGCTGCTGCTTCTGTCGTGACGATTATCTACTTTTCTGGTGACGGATTCTATCGTTACCCATGCCAAGACCCAGCCAACTGGTCTGCTTTAGAATGTCAGCCACCTATTTGCCTTCGTACTAGGAACTGTGCGACTGATCTAACGGGAGCCTCGCAATGAGCAAAAACGATTCTGACTATCTGGAAGCTAAGCTTCGATACTTCATCGGCTGCTCGCTGGTGGTTATCTTGGCTGGCACCATCTTCACCATCCTCTACAGCCTTGTCTTCGTGACCCAGCCTCTTGGCGAGTCGAGCGAGAACGACCGCAAGTTCTTCGAACTGCTGACCCCCATCGCCTCGTTTATCGTCGGCGCTCTCGGCGGCATCATGGCATCAGGCAACAATCGCAACAGGGGTGGCAACGATGAGCCGCCGACAAAGGAGTACACCGAATGATTGGCAAACTCGTTGGAATGTTCATGGGCCGCAAGCTCAAGGAAAAAGCTATTGATGCCGTGCTAGACAAGGTGAACCTGCCTGACCCGGTGGAGAACGCAATCAAGGTTGCGGCCACTGGCAACGTCGGCGACCTGCTCGGCGGCATGGGCAAGGACATGGCAAAAGAAGCTGCGCTGGACGCCGTCACCAAGAAGGTGCCGATCAAGAGACCGAAGAAGTGAAGTGGCTTGGCATCCTCCTCCTGTCGGCCAGCCCTGCGCTGGCAACGCCC